ATGAAAGCAGCTCGTTTTTATGATCGAGGGGATATTCGAATTGAAGATATCCCTGAACCGAAAGTACTTCCAGGCACAGTTGGAATTCAAGTTGCATGGTGCGGTATTTGCGGTACAGATTTACATGAATTCATGGAAGGCCCTATTTTTATTCCACCTTGTGGTCATCCACATCCAATTTCGAGAGAATCTGCACCTGTAACAATGGGACATGAATTTTCAGGCGTAGTTTATGCAGTTGGTGAGGGTGTAGACGATATCCAAATTGGACAACATGTCGTAGTTGAACCCTATATTATTGCGGATGATGTCCCGACTGGCCCTAATGATAAGTATCATTTATCAAAAAATATGAACTTTATTGGTTTAGGCGGACGCGGTGGTGGTCTTTCTGAAAAAATTGCAGTTCAGCGGCGTTGGGTACATCCTATTTCAAATGATATTCCTTTAGACCAAGCAGCATTGATAGAACCTTTATCTGTCGGTCATCATGCCTATGTCAGAAGTGGCGCAAAAGCTGGCGATATCGCACTGGTTGGTGGAGCAGGCCCAATAGGCTTACTTTTATCTGCTATTTTAAAGGCTAAAGGTCTCACGGTCATCATTACTGAACTGAGTGCAAAACGTAAAGAAAAAGCGATAGAAGCGGGTGTTGCCGATTATGTACTAGACCCATCTAAGGTTGATGTAGTTGCTGAGGTAATGAAAATTACAGAAGACCGCGGTGTAGATGTCGCTTTTGAATGTAGTAGTGTCAATAAAGTCATGGATACACTCGTTGCAGCAATGAAACCAACTGGTGTAGTCGTTATCGTTTCTATTTGGAGCCATCCTGCCACAATTAATGTGCATAGTGTGGTTATGAAAGAGCTAGATATTCGTGGCACGATTGCTTATGTAAATGACCATCAGGAAACCATCCGCTTAGTCGAGCAAGATAAGATTAATCTAGAACCTTTTATTACCCAACGTATTGCATTAGATGATCTTGTTTCTAAAGGCTTTGAAACACTGATTCATAATAATGAGTCTGCAGTCAAAATTATTGTTCATCCGTAGTAAAGCCTAATTTTAACGACAAATTTGAATAAGCTAGAAATAAGCTCTATGTAGCTATTCCTAATATCTTTAGCGATAGGGAATGAGCCTGTACGTACAGATTCATTCTCAAATATACAGTGTAGAGTGCCTTTATGATTTTGATCATACAGCCTAGTAAAGATAGAAAATAAGTTTTTAAATAAACCATAGCGGTATAGACTAGATTTTTCTAGGAGAGTCTTGGTAGTCCACCACTAATTAAAAGATGTCTACAAAATCAGTGTCTATTCAATAATTTTAGTTTACTATTTGGTATAAAATATAGGCTGAGGTTGGGGTTTTGAAAGCTACGATTTCTGTTTGGCTTTTTGGCGTAAGACATACAAATATAAGCTTTCTACTTTTTCACGTGCCCATGGTGTGGTACGTAAAAACCGTAATGATGACTTAACACTTGGATCTATACAAAAACATCTAATTTCAATTTTACGACTTAAGCCTTCAAAGCCACCATAGTAATCCAATAACTCATCCAAAATGTCAGCAAGTTTTTTGCCGTGTAGAGGGTCATTGGAGGCATTCATAATAAATAAACCATATTTTTGGAGGACATTATTATAACCTGAGCTAGTTGAAAAATGGGAGGGTTGAAATTTAAACATAATTAACATTGATGTGTGCTGAAATAGCAGGAGACATTCATAAAAGTGCATTTCTACGCTTCGTTTGCTGAGACTTTAGAAACATTAGCTATTGAAAATCCAAAGGTTTATTTTAGTTTTAAATCACCTGAACAACTTATTTCTTCTTAGATAAGTACCGAAGTTGGTATTCTAAAGATCAGGCATAAATAAGATGCTAGTAAAGATTTATGCGTGTAAACCAACATTTGTACAAAACAGTCAACTATGACAGAAACAAGGGCACACTCACCAGAGCCGACTATGAGTACATGCGCGATCTACTGGAGACGGTGCTAGAACAACTGCAAAATTCAGAATTAGACAATGACAAAGAAATAGATCAGCTCAAACAGTTTTTTATCAAGTTAGATCATCACATAGATAGGTTACGTGCTTAAAGCCAATGGTGGCTCAATTCTAACTTTTAGAAATCCTATCCGGTGATTTGAAAATTACGCGCGTAGATTTCGGCATAACGTATATTATGTTCATTAGCTTACTCGGCATTGTGAATATAATTTTACTGAGATTCACAATGTCGAGCTGTAGCACCAACTGAGGTTGCGTAGGCTACAGTCTTGGATATGCTATTTAACATAAAATTACGTTATGCGACATCGAGCGCAAAAAGAGAAGGGCGAATTAATCGCCCTTTTTTTGTTTAGTTAATATTCAATGTCTATGTAAATCACACTAATCAGCTTTTTTTATTTCCTCAATGTATTTTGTTACATCTTTCGCAGTTATGTCTTTTAAATGCTTGTAAATCAAAGCATTAATTATGTCCGCTTCTTCGATTCTTTCTTTAGTTTCAATAATAAAATCTAAAGATTTTTCTTTAACCGATTCTACGAATTCCCCACGAACTCTATAAGTTTTTGATAAGTCTGATTTTTTCATGTAACACCTGAACATTGTTTAACGCAACAACATTATTGTGTCACACGTTGCAGTGTTGCGTGCAATTCTGTTATATTCCTGTGAAATTGTTGCGTGTGATGTTGTTGCAATGGAAAAAGAACAAGCTTTCGAAATCGTCTCAAAAATTATCTTTGATGATGCCTGCCAATTGATCATGGGAGGCAATCCTGCTTATGACTCTGAAAAGGTACTTTTCCATATTGAAATGGTAATGGGTCACTGGGGCTATCGTTCTGCAAAAGTTGCTGAGTACTGCGATTCACTAAAACAAGAAAACGACATCATGCGTGATATGGGGATTGAATAATGTTGAACAAAAAACAATCAATACCACAAGTTTGTACGTGGGGAATGGGATTTTTAGATACCCCCATTAATAAGATGCCGGTAAAGATTTATGCGTGTAAACCAACATTTGTACAAAACAGTCAGCTATGACAGAAACAAGGGCACACTCACCAGAGCCGACTATGAGTACATGCGCGATCTACTGGAGACCGTGCTAGAACAACTGCAAAATTCAGAATTAGACAACGATAAAGAAATAGATCAGCTCAAACAGTTTTTTATCAAGTTAGATCATCACATTGATAGGTTGCGTGCGTAGATTTCGGCATAACGTATATTATGTTCATTAGCGTACTCGGCATTGTGAATATAATTTTACAGATTCACAATGTCGAGCTGTAGCACCAACTGAGGTTGCGTAGGCTACAGTCTTGGATATGCTATTTAACATAAAATTACGTTATGCGACATCGAGCGCAAAAAGAGAAGGGCGAATTAATCGCCCTTTTTTTGTTTAGTTAATATTCAATGTCTATGTAAATCACACTAATCAGCTTTTTTTATTTCCTCAATGTATTTTGTTACATCTTTCGCAGTTATGTCTTTTAAATGCTTGTAAATCAAAGCATTAATTATGTCCGCTTCTTCGATTCTTTCTTTAGTTTCAATAATAAAATCTAAAGATTTTTCTTTAACCGATTCTACGAATTCCCCACGAACTCTATAAGTTTTTGATAAGTCTGATTTTTTCATGTAACACCTGAACATTGTTTAACGCAACAACATTATTGTGTCACACGTTGCAGTGTTGCGTGCAATTCTGTTATATTCCTGTGAAATTGTTGCGTGTGATGTTGTTGCAATGGAAAAAGAACAAGCTTTCGAAATCGTCTCAAAAATTATCTTTGATGATGCCTGCCAATTGATCATGGGAGGCAATCCTGCTTATGACTCTGAAAAGGTACTTTTCCATATTGAAATGGTAATGGGTCACTGGGGCTATCGTTCTGCAAAAGTTGCTGAGTACTGCGATTCACTAAAACAAGAAAACGACATCATGCGTGATATGGGGATTGAATAATGTTGAACAAAAAACAATCAATACCACAAGTTTGTACGTGGGGAATGGGATTTTTAGATACCCCCATTAATAAGATGGGGGTAACGGAATTCGAATCCATGCACTCCCATTTGCAAGATGCCGATCTGCCTTTGCCTTTTGAACGTCCATTCGCAGTTCCTCATCTACACATGGTTATGACTTCACGTGGGGCTAAACAAGTTCAATGCCGTTTACCTGCTGATAATCAAATTGCAGTCATTGACTGGGTCAACTTTACTGATAGCTGTGGCACTTTAGACCACAAGTTTGTAAATGCGCTTAATGATGATCAAAGCATCAATGAAACAGAATTAAATTTCGCAATGGCTCTAGAAATCGAAAAACATATAGAGCACATCTTCGGATTACAGCTAACGCTTGTCGACAAAGGCAAGAAAAATATGTACCAAAGCTCTTTTGAAATAGGCGATAAGTGCGGATTTGTCTGCGTTGGCGGTCAACGAAATACATATCTAGTCATGCTTTCGGGTCGTGGCTGCTCAATGGCTACAGAGGGTTGGGAACAACGCCTTTATACATTCCTGACAACGGTTGCAACACGTGGAAAATTAACTCGTGTAGACATTGCTCATGATGACTTTGACGGAAAACGTATCAACGTCGATTGGGGCAACATGATGGATGGCATGGGAGGATTCCAAAACGGCAACCGTGCTCCAAACGTAGAGCATAAAGGCAATTGGAAACGTCCTAACGGTCGGGGGCGTACTCTCAATATCGGCTCACGTGAATCAGGCATGTATTTACGCCTGTACGAAAAGGGTCGGGCAGAGGGCGATCCAGATGATAACTGGCAACGTGCGGAAGTTGAATTTAAGTCACGCGATAGAATTTTGCCGTTCACCATGCTTTTGTCACCGTCCGAATATTTTATTGCAGCATATCCATGCTTCCAGATGCTTTCAGAAGATATACAGCCTGCACGTATTGAAACCATGAAAAAGGCAGCTTCAATCAATGCACACGCTGCTTTAGAAATTATCAAAAAACAATACGGCAAATATATCAACGTATTTAAGAAAGTCTTTGAACCCGAAGAACTTATCAACATTATTTCGTGTTCTGATCCGTTGGCTTATCCCAAACGGTTAGATCATGTGTTAGTCACTGCAATGAGGATGTAAAAAATGTCACAACAAATGAAAGTTATTTTAGTTGGTGCTAAAGCGACAGATTGGAAAGCAGATGACGGTCGTCATTATGACTATGTCACGCTTTATGCACTTATCCCTATGGACACCTCTCAAGGCAATGCGGTTGGGCAGGGTGCTGCCGAATTTAAATGGCAAGATTCACGCAATTTAGTCCAGTTAAATGGTCGTAAATTCCCATTTGAAGCGACTTTTGAACTTGATCTAGTGTCTACAGGTCGTAGCACTAAGCAAGTGCTTACCAATGTGATCCTTCCACCGAAGGTCTAACTATGAACATCAAATACGTGTTATTTGGAAGCGACATCCGCGAATGTCCCAAATGCTTCAATTTAATGCACAAAAACAATATTGCTTTTCACATGACTAAATGTGGGGGCTAAAGAATGACGACCTATGTCTGCGCTGAACTTATAGAAAACACATGCACAACATGGGTTGTTCAATCGGGAGTATTACCCGAATTATCAACGTCCGATGCTTATGTAGTTTGTTCTGCAATTCTCGTTGTCTTGAGTCTTGCATGGGGTTACAAAAAAATCGGGCAATTACTTAGATGACTGGAGAAATGTCATGAAAACTGTAGAAAACAAAAAATTAAGCCTAGCTCAAAAAGTTGTAGTTGTATCTGTTGCATTAGCACCAGTTTTAACAATGGCTGCGGGTGAGGGCGGTGTAACTGCTGACGCTTCTGCTATTACGGCTTTAATGGCTCCAATTGCTGTTGTGGGTGGTGCGATTTTAACTGTACTTATTGCGATTAAAGGTTGGAAGTTGATCCGCCGAGCACTTTAATTTAAATAGAAAAAAGGCTCGACTGCCGACCTACGGATCGGACATGTCGAGCCTTTTTTATAGGGGTATATATGGGATGGTTAATCGTATTCGTTTTTTGTTTTGCACTTTGGCTTGTTTTTTCAGCATAAATACACATTCTGCAGAACGTACAGATTACCGTGATTTCACGCCTGAGAAGCGCCAACAAGTAGCAAACCGATGGAATGATTCTTTTCAGAAAGTTGGAAAAGATATTTCATATGCACAAAATTATGCATCTGGCAAAATGGATAACATTGTTAAGCAAATCAATAATGAACATGAAGTTCGTACAATGATTCGCGATTCTGGAATTGATCCTGACACTGGAAAAAAAATCCGCATTGAAGCCAATGTTACCCAAACGGCAAATAAAGCTAAAGTTGCTTCTACTCTTGCCGACCGTTTAAAAAAAGCATCTGACTATGCAAAAAAAGCAGGTAAAGCATCTATCCCAAGTTTTGTTGGTGGTGCTGCTGTTCAAGCATTAATTGATGGCGTTGGTTGGGTTATGGACGAGGGCGGTAAAGTTACTAAAAAGCCAACTGAGGACGAAACTAACAAATATACTTCTCAGTATGTTTGGCACAATAACGGTTCTACTGTTGGTTATTCTGCAAGAGACTATTGTAATAAAATTAGCGATCGAATAATTGATGTAATTATTACACCGTATAACGGTCAAGTTTATTTTACTTGTGTTGAATCTTATTCTTCATCAGGTGAGCCGACTGGTCCCGGTGGCGGTATGAGATATGCAAACCCCAATTATACTACTTCACCTCCAACTGTAGAGGGTTCACCAGTAACACAAGAAGAACTATCTCAAGCCCTTAAAAATGCTCTTGAATCAAATAACCCTGCTTTAGCTTCTGCTATTGCTCAAGCTATTAAAGATGCTTATACACCTGAGGGCAAAATAGCCACTATTGGTGATGAACAAGCTAACGGCTTAGCTCAAAATGCTTCTGATACTGCACGTGATGCTGTCAATAAAGCTTCAAAAAATACAGGTACAGAGCCAACATCAAGCGGAAAGCCCGGCTATTATAAAATAACTGACGGTGAAAAAACTGTAGAGGGTTATGTCTATCCGTCTGATACTTCTGCCAGTACTCAAACAGATACAAAGACAGAAACAACAACCGATCCCGCAACAGGCAACCAAACGACAACGGGTACAAGTACAGGTTCACTTGAACTACCTGCATTCTGTGATTGGGCGGGTATTGTTTGTGACTGGATAAATTGGACAAAAGAAGAACCCGACGAACCCGAACAACCAAAACCAGTTTTTGAAGAAATTAACGTACCTTTCACGCCTTTCTCAATTGCAAAATTTAACGCTCAATGTCCACCAGATGAAAATCTCTCTTTAAACCTTATGGGTCAAGAAATGAGCTTTGTTTTTCCAATGAAACCGTTTTGTGATTTCTTTTCAGGCATTAAACCTTTTGTCATAGCACTTGCATCATTTTGGGCGGTCAAATTGATTGGCAATGCTTCTTTCAATTCGGGGAATTGATATGGGCAAAATACTTTTTAAAATTTTTGAATGGGGTGTCAGCTCAGGCTTAGCCAAATTTATTAAAGGTATGGGCTTATCAATGATTACCTTTGCATTTTTAAATCAATTGATTCAAACCGTATTAGCTGAATCATCTTCTAAATTCGGCTCTATCACAGGATTAGGCGCAAATGCTCTAGGTCTAGCGGGTGTTGATACAGCACTTGCAATTATGGCAGGTGCAATTATCGCTCACGTTTATATGCGCTCAAAAGCAATGCGCTTTGTAGGTACACCAAAATGAGTATGATCTTAATTACAGGTACACCAGGCTCAGGCAAATCACTATTTGCAGTTGCCAAAATCTTAGAATTACAGAAACAAAATCCTGATAGACAAATCTTTGCAGATATTGAAGGTTTGCAAATTGATGGTGTAGAACGTAGTCCAGAAGATTGGCGTGAAACGCCTGATAACTCGATTATCTTTTATGATGAAGCACAGCAACATGAACGCTTTAGATCGGGTACAAGTGCGAACAAAGACGAGATTGTTCAAAAACTTCAAGTTCATAGACATACTGGGCATGATATATATTTCATCACTCAAAGCCCAAGATTTTTAAACTCATTTGTTACGGATCTGATCGGTGAACACTACCACTTGCATCGTCCCTACGGTGCAAAGTTGGCTTCTGTTTATTACTGGAGAGGTGCACAGAAACAACCGAACTCCGAAGCTGCAAAAGAAAGATCAGAAAATAACTTCCAATTTGTTTACCCAAAAGACGTATTTAAGCTCTATAAATCTGCAACGGCTCACCATGTAAAATTTAAAATTCCGACAAAGATTATCGGCACATTTTTTATTGCTTTGGCCATGCTTGGATTTGTTTTATATACAGTTTATAAACCTGAAACACAGTCCTTTTTTACTGGCAAGCCAGTACAAGAAAAACAGGGCATACAAAAAGAGTTAGAACAACAACAAGTTTCTGAATTAGATAAAAAAGTTAAATTGTGCCAAGAACAATTTAAATGGACTAAACAACAATGTTTAGAGGCTTACGATCCTAAAGGTCTACAACAGAAAAATTCAGAACTTGAGCAAAAAACAGGAAATAACTTAGAAGTGATTACAGCTTCATATAAAATTTCTGATCCATACGATTATTCTTATGACGTTGCTCCAGCTCCAACCGTACATCGAGTATTTAGTGGATGCATGAAAACCAAAAACGGCTCTTTAGTTGCTTATGACCAACAAGGTTCAATTATTCATGATGCAGACAAACAGCTTTGTAAGCGAACTATGAACGGTGATCGTCCATTTAATCCATACAAGCAACCTGACCAAGTCGCTTCATATCAATTTGCATCTGCACAGCCACCAGTACAACAAGAACAACAGATTCAAAACCCCGAAGTTAAACAGGAACAAATTCCTTATGGCACAAAGCCACCCTCAAACATCACTGGAGTAAATTCTCTATGATCTTTAACCAAAATTAGCAGAACGAGTGTCTACGAGTGAATCGGGGAATTAAAATTTTAAAACCTTCTTTCCCTGATTACAGCTCCCGTTTAAACTGTAAACCATAATTACAGAGCGTCCGTAGGCGCGAAATGATAGAGGTTGTTTTATGGATGTGATTGAATATTTAGAATTAAAAGCTCAAGAAATTATGGATTGTAAAGACTATGATTCTGCTTATTTACTTCATGCTCAATTGCTTGGCGCAATGAAGCTTTCTGTTGAATGCCATTTGTTTAAAAATGATTTCGAGTTTAAAAAGGCTGATGATTTGTTTATGCAGTTATGCCAGTTTATGGTAGATATTCAAGCTTGAGAAATCCGAATATAAAATTGAGCATATAGGCATAAATAAGATGCCGGTAAAGATTTATGCGTGTAAACCAACATTTGTACAAAACAGTCAGCTATGACAGAAACAAGGGCACACTCACCAGAGCCGACTATGAGTACATGCGCGATCTACTGGAGACCGTGCTAGAACAACTGCAAAATTCAGAATTAGACAACGATAAAGAAATAGATCAGCTCAAACAGTTTTTTATCAAGTTAGATCATCACATTGATAGGTTGCGTGCGTAGATTTCGGCATAACGTATATTATGTTCATTAGCGTACTCGGCATTGTGAATATAATTTTACAGATTCACAATGTCGAGCTGTAGCACCAACTGAGGTTGCGTAGGCTACAGTCTTGGATATGCTATTTAACATAAAATTACGTTATGCGACATCGAGCGCAAAAAGGAAAAGGGCATATAGCCCTTTTTTATTTAGTAATCAGGATCGACATAAATTATTAGTTTTTTATATGAAATCTACCAAGATTATCTACATCAAGTTTTCTTAGACCAACTTCAATTAATTGATGCAATATTTCGCTGTCTTGAACTGTTGGATAGCCATTTTCCAATAATTTATTGTTAATTTTTCTATGTGCTTCTCTCAGCATGTCTTGCTCTGACTCTTTGATTCTTAAGTACATATTTCTTTTGCTCATATTGAAGCTCCTGTTTACAAGTTTTCTATTTTACATGTTGTCATGAAAACACTTGATAAAACTTGTTGTCATGTTTATATTTGCGTTTAATGTTTATATGACAACATGACAATAATGAGCACAGAACAAGCCTTTGAAACCGTCTCAAAAATCATCTTCGATGATGCCTGCCAACTGATCATGGGGGGCAATCCTGCTTATGACTCTGAAAAGGTACTTTTCCATATTGAAATGGTAATGGGTCACTGGGGCTATCGTTCTGCAAAAGTTGCTGAGTACTGCGATTCACTAAAACAAGAAAACGACATCATGCGTGATATGGGGATCGAATAATGAAAAATTCCACTCTTGTTGAAGTTTGTTCTGATCCATCAAATCCAAATTATTTAGATCAAGACTTTTTAAAAGATATTCAAAAACGTTCTAAAACTTCTGAACGTTGGATTGTTTGTCAAATTTGCGGAAAGACAACGACTAGAAAAAATATGGCTAAGCATTTTCTTGCTTTTCATTCAGGGCTAGAGAAATGATCAAAAAACAATCAATACCGCAAGTTTGTACGTGGGGAATGGGATTTTTAGATACCCCCATTAATAAGATGCCGGTAAAGATTTATGCGTGTAAACCCACATTTGTACAAAACAGTCAGCTATGACAGATCAAAGGGCGTTTTAACCAGGGCTGATTATTTGTTTATGCGTGAATGCCTGGAGAATTACCTGGAGAAAATACAACAAGATTTTGACCAGGAGAATGACCAGGAGATTATGCAAATAAAATTATTATTCATACGATTAGATCATCACATCGATAGGCTGAGCGCGTAGATTTCGGCATAACGTATATTATGTTCATTAGCGTACTCGGCATCGTGAATATAATTTTACTGAGATTCACGATGTCGAGCTGTAGCACCAACTGAGGTTGCGTAGGCTACAGTCTTAGATATGCTATTTAACATAAAATTACGTTATGCGACATCGAGCGCAAAAAGGAAAAGGGCATATAGCCCTTTTTTATTTAGTAATCAGGATCGACATAAATTATTAGTTTTTTATATGAAATCTACCAAGATTATCTACATCAAGTTTTCTTAGACCAACTTCAATTAATTGATGCAATATTTCGCTGTCTTGAACTGTTGGATAGCCATTTTCCAATAATTTATTGTTAATTTTTCTATGTGCTTCTCTCAGCATGTCTTGCTCTGACTCTTTGATTCTTAAGTACATATTTCTTTTGCTCATATTGAAGCTCCTGTTTACAAGTTTTCTATTTTACATGTTGTCATGAAAACACTTGATAAAACTTGTTGTCATGTTTATATTTGCGTTTAATGTTTATATGACAACATGACAATAATGAGCACAGAACAAGCCTTTGAAACCGTCTCAAAAATCATCTTCGATGATGCCTGCCAACTGATCATGGGGGGCAATCCTGCTTATGACTCTGAAAAGGTACTTTTCCATATTGAAATGGTAATGGGTCACTGGGGCTATCGTTCTGCAAAAGTTGCTGAGTACTGCGATTCACTAAAACAAGAAAACGACATCATGCGTGATATGGGGATCGAATAATGAAAAATTCCACTCTTGTTGAAGTTTGTTCTGATCCATCAAATCCAAATTATTTAGATCAAGACTTTTTAAAAGATATTCAAAAACGTTCTAAAACTTCTGAACGTTGGATTGTTTGTCAAATTTGCGGAAAGACAACGACTAGAAAAAATATGGCTAAGCATTTTCTTGCTTTTCATTCAGGGCTAGAGAAATGATCAAAAAACAATCAATACCGCAAGTTTGTACGTGGGGAATGGGATTTTTAGATACCCCCATTAATAAGATGGGGGTAACGGAATTCGAATCCATGCACTCCCATTTGCAAGATGCCGATCTGCCTTTGCCTTTTGAACGTCCATTCGCAGTTCCTCATCTACACATGGTCATGACTTCACGTGGGGCTAAACAAGTTCAATGCCGTTTACCTGCTGACAATCAAATTGCAGTCATTGACTGGGTAAATTTCACTGATAGCTGCGGTACTTTAAACCACAAGTTTGTAAATGCGCTTAATGATGATCAAAGCATCAACGAAACAGAATTAAATTTCGCAATGGCTCTAGAAATTGAAAAACATATAGAGCACATCTTCGGATTACAGCTAACACTTGCCGACAAAGGCAAGAAAAACATGTACCAAAGCTCGTTCGAAATTGGCGACAAGTGCGGATTTGTCTGCGTTGGCGGTCAACGAAATACATATCTAGTCATGCTTTCGGGTCGTGGCTGCTCAATGGCCAAAGAGGGTTGGGAACAACGTCTTTATACATTCCTGACAACAGTTGCTACACGTGGAAAATTAACCCGTGTAGACATTGCTCATGATGACTTTGACGGAAAACGTATCAACGTCGATTGGGGCAACATGATGGATGGCATGGGAGGATTCCAAAACGGCAACCGTGCTCCAAATGTAGAACATAAAGGCAACTGGAAACGTCCTAACGGTCGTGGTCGTACTCTCAACATTGGCTCTCGTGAATCAGGCATGTATTTACGCCTGTACGAAAAGGGTCGGGCAGAGGGCGATCCAAATGATAACTGGCAACGTGCGGAAGTTGAATTTAAGTCACGTGATCGCATTTTGCCGTTCACTATGCTTTTGTCACCTTCTGAATATTTTATTGCTGCATATCCATGCTTTCAGATGCTCTCAGAAGATATACAGCCTGAACGTATCGAAACCATGAAAAAGGCAGCTTCAATCAATGCTCATGCTGCTTTAGAAATTATCAAAAAACAATACGGCAAATATATCAACGTATTTAAGAAAGTCTTTGAACCTGAAGAACTTATTAACATTATTTCGTGTTCTGATCCGTTGGCTTATCCCAAACGGTTAGACCATGTATTAGTCACTGCAATGAGGATGTAAACAATGTCACAACAAATGAAAGTTACTTTGGTTGGCGCAAAATCAACGGATTGGAAGTCAGAAGATGGCCGTCATTATGACCACGTTACGCTATTCGCTCTTATCCCAATGGATACGACTGGCGGTAATGCAGTCGGGCAGGGTGCTGCTGAGTTTAAATGGCAAGATTCACGCAATTTAGTCCAGTTACAGGGGCGTAAATTTCCATTCGAAGCAACCTTAGAACTTGATCTAGTGTCTACAGGTCGTAGCACCAAGCAAGTGCTTACCAACGTGATTCTTCCACCGAAGGTCTAATTATGAACATCAAATACGTGTTATTTGGAAGCGACATCCGCGAATGTCCCAAATGCTTCAACTTAATGCATAAAAACAATATTGCTTTTCACATGACGAAATGTGGGGGCTAAAGAATGACGACCTATGTCTGCGCTGAACTTATAGAAAACACATGCACAACATGGGTTGTTCAATCGGGAGTATTACCCGAACTATCAACGTCCGATGCTTATGTAGTTTGTACTGCAATTCTCGCTGTTTTGGGTCTTGCATGGGGTTACAAAAAAATCGGGCAATTACTTAGATGACTGGAGAAATGTCATGAAAACTGTAGAAAACAAAAAATTAAGCCTAGCTCAAAAAGTTGTAGTTGTATCTGTTGCATTAGCACCAGTTTTAACAATGGCTGCGGGTGAGGGCGGTGTAACTGCTGACGCATCTGCAATCACGGCTTTAATGGCACCGATTGCTGTTGTGGGTGGTGCGATCTTAACAGTACTGATTGCGATTAAAGGTTGGAAGCTCATTCGTCGAGCACTTTAATCTAAACAGAAAAAAGGCTCGACTGCCGACCTACGGATCGGACATGTCGAGCCTTTTTTATAGGGGTATATATGGGATGGTTAATCGTTTTCATTTTTTGTTTTGCGCTTTGGCTTGTTTTTTCAGCATAACCTCATATGCATCTGATTTGCCTGCGAATCCTCGTAATGATACGCCTGCACAGTCTTTAAAGCGCTTACAGAATAATTTTAAAAGTCAGGCTAACTATGATGCAGGTATTAAAAGAAACCTTGCTGAATTAGATGCAAAAATTTATATGAATGAGGGAACAAGGCGTGCCAGTGTTGAACAAATGCTTACTCGTTCAGGTGTCCTTGAAAGCGGTGCCAAAGCTGAAGTTGTAGCCAAAGTAACTCAACCTGCTAACACTGGTAAAGTTGCAAAGACTCTTGTTGATCGTTTAGCTAAAGCAAAAGATTACGCAAAACATGCGGGCAAAGCTTCTATACCATCTTTTTTAGGTGGTGCTGCTGTCCAAGCCTTAGTAGATGGCGTTGGCTGGGTTATGGACGAGGGCGGTAAAGTTATCAAAAAACCAACCGAGGATGAAACTAATAAATATACTTCTCAGTATGTTTGGCACAATAACGGTTCTATTGTTGGTTATTCTGCAAGAGACTATTGCAATAAAATTAGCGATCGAATAATTGATGTAATTATTACACCTTATAACGGTCAAGTTTATTTTACTTGTGTTGAATCTTATTCTTCATCAGGTGAGCCCATTGGTCCTGGTGGCGGTATGAGATATGCAAACCCCCATTATACTACTTCACCTCCAACTGTAGAGGGTTCACCAGTAACAGAAGAAGAACTATCTCAAGCTCTTAAAAACGCTCTTGAATCAAATAACCCTGCTCTTGCTTCTGCTATTGCTGATGCTATTAAATCTGCATATTCTTATGACTCTAGTGAGGGCCAAGATAATTCTACAAATACTGCTGTTATCGGTACTGCTAACGATATGAATGAAGCAGTAGATCGCGCTTTTGATAATCCAACGCCTAATGCTACCTCTGATAAACCTTCAGGCTATTACAAAATAACAGATGGTGAAAAGACAATTGAAGGCTATGTCACATCGTCAGATACTTCAACCAAAACAGATACAGAAACAAAAACAACAACTACAACAGATCCAGTTACAGGAAATCAAACGACAACGGGTACAAGTACAGGTTCTTTACAATTACCTGCCTTCTGTAGTTGGGCTGCAATTGTTTGTGACTGGATAAATTGGACTAAAGAAGAACCTAACGAACCCGAAGAACCAAAGCCTGTTTTTGAGGAAATTAACGTACCTCTAACGCCTTTCTCAATTGCAAAATTTAACGCTCAATGTCCACCAGATGAAAACCTTTCTCTAAATCTTATGGGTCAAGAAATGAGTTTTGTTTTTCCAATGAAGCCTTTTTGTGATTTCTTTTCAGGTATTAAACCTTTCGTTATAGCACTAGCATCATTTTGGGCTGTCAAACTGATTGGCAATGCTTCTTTCAATTCGGGGAATTGATATGGGCAAGATACTTTTTAAGATTTTTGAATGGGGTGTTAGTTCAGGTCTAGCCAAATTTATTAAAGGCATGGGCTTATCAATGATCACCTTTGCATTTTTGAATCAATTGATTCAAACGGTTTTAGCTGAAGCATCAACAAAATTCGGCTCTATTACAGGATTAGGCGCAAATGCTTTGGGATTGGCGGGTGTTGATACAGCACTCGCAATCATGGCAGGCGCTATTATCGCTCACGTTTATATGCGCTCAAAAGCAATGCGCTTTGTAGGTACACCAAAATGAGTATGATCTTAATTACAGGTACACCAGGCTCAGGCAAATCACTATTTGCAGTTGCCAAAATCTTAGAATTACAGAAACAAAATCCTGATAGACAAATCTTTGCAGATATTGAAGGTTTGCAAATTGATGGTGTAGAACGTAGTCCTGAAGATTGGCGTGAAACGCCTGACAACTCGATTATCTTTTATGATGAAGCACAGCAACACGAGCGATTCAGGTCGGGTACAAGTGCCAACCGTGATGAAATTGTACAAAAGCTCCAAGTTCATCGACACACAGGCCATGATATTTATTTCATCACTCAAAGCCCTAGATTTTTAAACTCATTTGTTACCGATCTGATTGGTGAGCACTATCATTTGCATCGTCCTTACGGTGCAAAATTGGCATCTGTTTATTACTGGAGAGGTGCACAGAAACAACCGAACTCTGAAGCTGCAAAAGAACGTTCAGAAAACAACTTCCAATTTGTTTACCCTAAAGACGTCTTTAATCTCTATAAATCAGCAACGGCTCATCATGTAAAATTTAAAATTCCGACCAAGATTTTAGGCACATTTGTTATTGCTTTGGCTATGCTTGGATTTGTTTTATATACAGTTTATAAACCTGAAACACAGTCCTTTTTTACAGGTAAACCAGTACAAGAAAAACAGGGCATACAAAAAGAATTAGAACAACAACAAGTTTCTGAATTAGATAAAAAAGTGAAATTGTGTCAAGAACAATTCAAGTGGACTAAAGAACAATGTTTAGAAGCGTACGATCCAAAAGCAGTACAACAGAAAAATGCACAACTGGAGCAAAAAACAGGTAATAATTTAGAAGTGATTACAGCTTCATATAAAATTTCTGATCCTTACGATTATTCTTATGACGTTGCACCAGCTCCAACTGTTCATCGTGTATTTTCAGGATGTATGAAAACTAAAAACGGTTCTCTAGTTGCTTATGACCAACAAGGCTCAATTATTCATGATGCCGATAAACAACTTTGTAAGCGCACTATGAACGGTGATCGTCCATTTAATCCATATAAACAACCTGAACAAGTGGCGTCATACCAATTTGCATCTGCACAGCCACAATTACAAGCTGAACAACAGATTCAAAACCCTGAAGTTAAACAAGAACCAATTCCTTTTGGCACAAAACCGCCTTCGAATATTACTGGAGCGAATTCACTATGACACCTGAAATACAAGTAATTAATCATTTGCTTGGATGGCTTCTGATTACAGGATTTTTTACAGGCATTTTCTTTTCACATCGCTTTATTGATTCTATTTATTGGATTTTTCGCTTTTACCGAAGAAGACGGTTTATAAAACGTTATCGTGCAAACTATTTTAAATGACGTGCAAAGTCTGATTTCATTTCTTTTGCGCTAGGCATATATGGATAATCAGCTATCAGCATACGACCTGAATAATGCATTTTTTTCTTTTGACTTGCATCAATACGAATAAATACAAGTTCTTCAGGTTCATTGCGGTGATTATATTCGCAAATCATAATCATCTGATTTTTCTCGATAATTCTGTACTTAGGAAAGGTATTTTTAACCAGTTCTTTGAAGTTTTTGCTGTTATTTATGACTTTAGGTGCTTTTTGCTTTCTAATGAAAAATAAGGCGATGAGTAGCAATAGGACAATTATTAATGCTATTTCCATAATTAAACACACTTTTTAAAATTAAGCTCGAATTTTATCCTTAACTAGCGCAGTCTGTTAAGTATAAAATTGAGCATATAGGCATAAATAAGATGCCGGTAAAGATTTATGCGTGTAAACCCACATTTGTACAAAACAGTCAGCTATGACAGATCAAAGGGCGTTTTAACCAGGGCTGATTATTTGTTTATGCGTGAATGCCTGGAGAATTACCTGGAGAAAATACAACAAGATTTTGACCAGGAGAATGACCAGGAGATTATGCAAATAAAATTATTATTCATACGATTAGATCATCACATCGATAGGCTGAGCGCGTAGATTTCGGCATAACGTATATTATGTTCATTAGCGTACTCGGCATCGTGAATATAATTTTACTGAGATTCACGATGTCGAGCTGTAGCACCAACTGAGGTTGCGTAGGCTACAGTCTTAGATATGCTATTTAACTTATGTTCACCTAAAGTCCACTTCATAATTTTTAAAAAATATAATTAATCATAAATTCATATAGTTACTAAATAATAATCCGTAATTTTATTTGTACAAGTTCATGAACTTGGTTCGAGAAATAATTTTGGCTGAACCGTACCGGGTTTGTCGGAGAGTCAATATTCTGAGTGAGAAGCACTGCTTCGCAAGGTGCGATGACAAAATTAAAATATACCCCTGAAATCAGAGAAAGAGCGGTTCAATTATTGATTGAATCTGAAAAAGATTATCCATCGAATTGGGCTGCGATCACCGCTATTGCTCCCTGAGCAGTATACTGCGCAAGGGTTGTACTCCTGAAACACTACGTATTTGGTATCAAAAATATTTAGATAAACAAAATCCAGTTAAAGTACAGCAGCTTTCAGATCAAGAACGTATCAAACAACTCGAACGCGAAAATAAAGAACTGCAACGCGCCAATGAGATTCTACGTAAAGCAGCCGCTTTTTTCGCCCAGGCGGAGCTCGACCGCCCACACAAATAATGGTGGATTTCATCCATAACAATAAAGACTTATATGGTGTTGATGCGATTTGTAAAATTTTACCGATAGCACCTTCAACCTATTACCGGACTCTAGATCTCTGCGATGAGAAGCATTGCTTCGCAAGGGAACATCGAGCAAAGCGAGATTTACATGACTTGCATCATGCTGAGGAGATTAAACGAATTTGGAAGGAAAGTTCAGGTCGATATGGTGTACGTAAAGTCTGGCAAAAATTAAAACGTGAAGGCTATATTATTGCACGCTGTACTGTTGCTCGATTAATGAAAAAACTAGGTATACAAGGTGTTTGGCGAGGTAAGAACAAACAAACCACCCGTAGCCGAGATGACCAAAAACGAGCACCTGACTTGGTGAAACGGAATTTTAGAGCTGATCAGCCTAATCACTTGTGGGTTGCTGACTTTAGTGTGCCGCAGCAAGCGGCGTAA